TGCACGATGTCAATTTGACATTCCGCACCGTGAATGTGCGGCGCACGGTGACCAAGGACCAGACGGATCACGCTGTTATAGGCACGAAAACCAAGACCTATGCCGGGCAGCGGCTTTTGAGCCTGACGGACGCACCGTTCCGTATTCTGTCCGAATATATAGAACAGTGGCAGCCCAACCGCTTGGATCTGCTGTTCTACGACTTCAAAGGGCACAAGATACTGACCACCAGCCAGGTCAACTTACAATTTCAGCGTATCTTGAAAAAATACAATGTGCTGGATCCGAACATTACTGGCGTGGTGTCTCTCCACAGTCTGCGGCATACATACGCCACCCGCTGCATTGAGAGCGGTATGCCTGTTAAGGTGCTCCAGAAGCGCCTTGGCCACGCCAATATCGAAACCACACTAAACACCTACTGCGATGTGTTCTCCGATTATGAGAATAAGTACACAGAGGCGGCAGACGCCTATATGCAGCAGCTTACCCCGAATGCTCCGCAGAAAAATACTGCCCGGGGATAAGAAAAGAGAAGCGCTCCCTTGCGGGCAGTAACGGCGTTGCAGTACTGTTGCAGTACAATACGGCAAAAAGCCCGCTGCAAAGCCAAATTTTGTGCCTATATTCTTGTCACCTCGACCAAAAAGGACGGCTTTTTTAGCCGTCCTTTATTTCTTCCTGTTTCCATTTTTGGCTTAGTTAAGCCAAATTTCCGCTTGTGTAAAAAATGAGAGAAAATAAAAAACTTTTGGCGTTGCAGTACTCGTTGCAGTACTTGGTAATGCGAGGTATAGAAAAAGACCGGGCAGTTACTGAACTACCCGGCCTTTTTTTACATCAGCATTGTCGATATTGGAATTATGCGGATAATGTCACCATTTTTGGCTTTAATGCCAACAGAAAGTTGTTTGTAACGCAATCCATCATCCACTAAAACAGCTTCGATGATCACATAGTCCGCAGTTTCAACCAAATCTTTGGTATCTTCCACAATCATTTTTCATTCCTCCTTTGTTTTTTGTTATACTACAAAGGAAGATGTGTTGTCAAGCGTTTTTCATTGAACTTGGTAAAAATTGCAACTTACTCACTTGCCTCTATTTTTAGCCCAGTAAAGTTCATAGCTTCAAAAATCCTGTTAATATGCTCGAAAGCTATGTCCTGTATTTCATCAAGGCAATGATCAAGAATATAATCTCTTAGCTCTTTTGTATCCTCCGGATGCATATTACATTCATAAATAAATTCCGCAGTTGCGCTTACGATTTTTTCAGCGTCCTTCTTATCCTTTTCATACACAGACGCATTAAAAGCCAGCAGTAGAGTATCATCATCCCCATTCAATGGGAATTTGGGTGAAACAAAGCACTCTATTGCCAATTCTTCTTTTCCATCCTTAATCAACTTAGTATCAACTGCAATTTGACTTATTTTGTATGCTTGCAATTTCAAATTATAGTTCATTGATTTACCCCTCCGCTCGTAATTAGATTTCTATTTATGCCATAAGAAAATCCATCTTCGCCTGATTTATAGGCATCTTTATCAATGGAAAATTGTGGAGCATGCTCTGTCCGAGACAGCCTTGATGGGACAAGAAAAACAACCATTGGATCAGTCGTTTTTTTCAATGAGGCTCGCAATGCCTCATTCACATACGCATTTAATGTCATATCGCGTTTGGTTGCTGCCGCCCATATATCCCTGTGCAATTCCGGACTTACTCTTACATTGAATGAGCCGCTAAAGCTTTTGTTTGGATCTTTGCCCTCCTCTTCGCAAAATTCCAAATAATCGTCCACCGCCTCTTTGAAAGCTTGTTCCACCTCGCCTGCGTTTTCGCACTCAAATGTGACTAAATCACGAATGCCCTCTATTTTGCCGAAAAGGATTTGGTCTTCTTGGCTATATTCCACATTCGTAAAATACCCTTTGTACTGAATAACATTGCTCATTTAATATCACCATTCCTTTCCATAGCAGCAATTATGCTTCTAATCGCAGCTTTTCTAACATACGCATCGGATCCATGAGGTTTGTGAAGAAATATTGTCGTTTTTTCTACATCATCCCTCTTTATAAATCCTACTCGAGAACCAGATGTTTTCCCTTTATTATTCTCACTATAACCGTAATGTTTCATGATTTTTCTTAATTCCTCATAGGTAAAATCACTTGGAACTAACAAAAACCGTTCCCAGAGCTTTTCAAACTGGCTCAATCTTTCCCACCTCTTTGCAACTAATTTGCAGTTGCATTCTATCATAAGAGTATGTGAAATTCAATAAAAACATGAATTTTTTTATCTTTTTGTCATATTTTTTGATAAAAAACAAAAGAAGCCCACCGATTACTCGGTGGGCTTTCTGCTTTACTTGATGAATTTACGGTCAATATCCTTTTCCCATACACACAGCCAGCCGGAGGGGCAGCGCGCCCACAGGTTGCCGGTGGAGAGCAGCTTTGTCTCCAGCACGGTGATGGTGGTGCCTGCCCGGAACATAGCGTCTGCTTTCGACTTGCTGCTGGTTGCGTGTCGCCGGCCGTCCGTGGTCAGATCCTTGACCTTCTTGCGTCCGGCAGCAGCACCTGCGCCCTTGTAAATTCCCCGCACTGCGGTGGTGATGTATGTACCCGGCTTAACCGTCGGTGCCTTGGGCGCCGCCTTTTTGTAGTTGACATCGCTTTCCGCATACACCGCCTTGCCGCCTTTGGCGTTGGTGAACAGCCAAATGCCGCTCAAATCAGAGGCAAGCGCCGCAGGCTGCACATACACCTCCCGGCCATTCTTGACCTTTGTGTACTTCCGGCGGTTGGTCGTCAAGGTAAACTTACCGTCGTACCAGTAGGGATCCAGCACGATCAGGTTACCGCTCTTGTCCAGTCCGCCCACATACACATAGTGGCCGCCGTTGGAGAACAGCTGTTTGCCGCCACCACTGACGCACACTATAGCTTTGCCACCGGCTTTCAGGTGGTTCTTCAGGTCAGCAACGGTCTTTGCCCGCTTGCTTACGATGGAGTAATGCTTCTCCAGGTACACTGCCACCGTGTCCATATCGGTGCCATCTGCGGACCGTGCGCCCATCAGTAGGCACTTCTGTGTCCAGGCTGCCGTATCCAAGCCGGTAAAGCCGAAGTTATGGAGCACCATAAGGCTTGCGCATACCCCGCAGCCGCTGGTGTAAATGCAGCCGGAGGTTCCATACTTGTACGGATGGGGCTTACTTGGATAGCGAATGCTTTTACATTTTTCGGTTGTCTGCCGGCAGTAATACAGCTTACTCATGGTGTACAGCCTCGCTCTCTGCTGTCTCCGTCCGTTCCAGCGCCAGCGTCTCATCTGCTTTCAAAGCTGCTTTGGTGAAGCTGTTGTTCTTCCACCAGGCGGCAAGGGAAGCCACCACGGCTACCACCGTTGACACAGCGGTGTACACTTCATCATCGCTGAACGGAAGCGGGTTCTTGCCAAAGGCGTTCAAGAGTACATTCAGCAGAGATACCACCAACACGACTGTTCTTGCGATTGTTCCGGTTGTTACTTTCATTTTTTAGTCCTCCTTTTGTTGTGGCTCCTCCGGGAGCGCAATTATTTCGTTGTAAAATCTGGTCATCATTCCATTGCCGCCCAGGGCGTGATAGGCATCGTAGACCTTGACCATGGCTTCTTTTGCATAGAGGGGGCAGTAGTGCCGCTCGGTATGCTTGTCGTGTTGTCGAATGATCTCGGCGCGCAGCATTGACTGCAAGCCGTTTTCAATCGCTGCGTACCGTGCGCTGTTTACTTCATCTATTGCCTTTTTGCTTTTCTTCCGAGCGATCAATGAAGCGATAACGGCAGACACGGCACTGCCTACCACCGTTGACACGGAAGCAGTCAGGGCGGCGGTGAGAAATGCGTTATACATCGGTCTCACCACCTTGCAGGGCGTTGATCTCGGCTCGGTACGCAGCCCGCTGCCGGCGGATCGGTGCGTACTCCTCCTCGGACAGCGCGCCGTCCGTGTACTTCAAACACAGGTAGTCGGTCTCCGCCAACTCAGACTCCAGAAATGCAATTCGACTTTCTGTTTCAATGCTCATTTTGCCACCCCCAGTATTTCAACTTGTGTGCCGCTGCCAATCGTCTTGCCGTTCGTTGGAAACGACAGGGCTTTGATCGCACCATGGTTTTCCACATCTCTCATAATGTTGAAGGTGATCCCGCTTGCGTTCCATATTGCGTTCCCTGCCAGGACATTGGTCGCGTTGAAGTTACTGGATATGTTCGTCTTATTCGTTTGCACGCGCACCATGTTGCCGGTGATATCAACTTCCGCCACCGCAAGAGAGCCTTTCGCCGCGTCCGTCTCATACCGGAACACATTCGGCAGGAAGCACTTGGAGGTGTAGGAATTCAGATACACAGTGGTATCACCGGCCGCTGAATTAGAAGCACTGCCCGCCACCGCCATGCGCAGTCTGATCTTGCGGCAGGGATTGGCAAGGTCCCACTGCTGGTTGGCCGTGGTGTCTTCATCGAATGTTTTTGTGAACACGATCTCCCAGGTTTCAACACCAGATGCGCCGGGTTCACCGGGATCCCCCTTATCTCCCTTGTCGCCTTTGGCACCATCATTACCGTTCACGCCGTCTTTGCCTGCGGCACCTGTATCGCCCTTGGGGCCTACGACCTCACCCAGAAGTACAGTCGTACCGTCTGTGTAAGTGATCTGTAGCTCTCCGGCTTCTGTGATTTGTGCATCGGTGATACCAATGCCATCCGCACCGGCAGGTCCTTGCGCACCGGTGTCGCCCTTTACGCCCTTTACACCACGCGGTCCCTTAACATTGCCCAAGTTATCCTCTTCGCCGTCAGAATACTCCAGTTGCAGTTCTCCATTGTCATTCACCCACGCGATATTGATACCACGACCGTCCGTACCATTTTTACCGGGAGCACCATCCGCGCCTGGCGCTCCGTCTTTGCCGTCCGTGCCAGGAATGCCCTGCGGCCCGGCTGCTCCATCTTGCACAGTGAAAGTCCTCGTGCTGTTATCACC